GGAAATCTATCAAGTTTGTATGCTCTTTTACAAACTAAAAGGCGACTTTAAGCCGTCTCAAATTTGTGATGTAACGGATACCTTCATCTCCACGGAAAATGAGCTCAAAAAGCTCGTCCTTCCGGTTGATGACCGTTCTATGAGCATACTCGATCGTGCCCAAAGCTTGATTGCTAACGTCCTTTCGGGTTTCAACCCTAAGGACATCAAGCCTAAGCATGGTCCTGGTTCAGTGGCAACCGGTGAACTTCTTAATGATAAATACGTATTTAAACGTAAATATCAGAGACTTCACCAAGAGTACCCGTATTACGAGTACTTCTCCCCTTCTTTGGGGAGGTTGTCATTTGAGTCTGGTTGGTATTCGCGCCTCCAACCCGAGCTTAATGCTCAGGCCAAGGTTTGCTTCGTACCGAAAGACTCTCGGGGTCCTCGTTTAATATCGATGGAGCCTTTAGAAATCCAATGGATTCAGCAAGGCATTATGCAGAACTTAGTTCCGCATATAGAACGGCACCCTCTTACGAGAGGGTTCGTTAACTTCACCGATCAGAGCTTCAACCAAAGTCTGGCATTGTCGTCCTCCGTTTCCGGAGACATGGCAACTATAGACCTTAAGGAAGCTTCGGACCGCATATCGCTTCAATTGTTTCGAAGGCTATTTCCAAAAGAAATCGTCTCCGCGTTTGAAGCGTGCAGAAGTACTTCCACGAAATTCCCTAACGGGCAAGTCGTGTCCCTGACCAAGTTCGCTCCAATGGGTTCAGCTTTGTGCTTTCCCGTCCTGGCGCTTACCGTCTGGGCCTTAGTTAAGTCAGTACTTCTCCATGAACCAGCGAATCGTAAGGTTGTTTATGTCTATGGGGATGACTTGGTCATCCCTAGTGACATGTGCGGCCCTGTTTTCGATTTTCTCCCCAAGGTTGGCCTTGCGGTCAACGAATCAAAATCATACCATAAAGGTCTCTTTCGAGAATCCTGTGGTACTGATGCTTATTCCGGATTGGTTGTTACGCCAATCCGCTGTAGGGAGTCTCTCGACGGCCAGAACGCTCGGTCAGCCGATTTTCTCTTACACCACTTATCTCTGTCTGAATCCTTCTTTAATAAAGGATACTGGAATGCATGCGCATTTACACGCGACATGCTCCGAGATGAATTTGGGTTCATACCCTGGGTTCACCGCGGTACGAGCGGATTCTTCTGCTCGGATCCATCAGTGTGTCTGGATCGCAATCGGTCCAGAACCAAATCCCGTTGGAATGGGGATTTGCAGAGATTCGAAGTAAGAGTACTTAGCGTAAAAGCTAAGTCCTCTAAACATCCTATGGATGTTCAGAGCCGGCTCCTAAAGGGAATAGTCAACCCTTCAGGACGTTGGAGCGATCCAACAACCGTTACTCCTAGGCATGGGAGTATAATAACACACGCCTGGAAAACAGCATAACGCTGCTTTAGAG